CAGTAACAACTAGTGTGCCAACTAAAAACCTATCCAACTGGGTCAAGTCAGGCACAGCAGTAACAGCCACATCAGCACAAGATGTAGCCAGACAAGCAGGTCTTGACTGGTCAGTATCATTGCACCAAATGACAGCCGACTACAGCATACCTGGAGCAGGACAGCCACTATCAGTACCAGTAAGAAAAAAACAAGCAGTCATCAAGACAACACCTTTCGGTGAAGTCACCAACATAGGAGTAGTTGGTAATCGCTACCAAGTATTTCAAAACGGTGAGTTGTTTAGTGCGTTAGATTCCCTGATTGATTCAGGCGAAGCACGCTATGCAGCAGCAGGTGAGTATGATGGTGGAGCAAAGGTATGGATGTTACTTCAGTTACCAACAGAAGTTAACGTAGCCAATGACCCACACGCTGCATTTATCCTGGCTAGAACCAGCCACGATGGCAGCAGTTCAGTCATCATCAAGCCAATCATTGAAAGATTGTTCTGTGCCAACCAGATAAACAAACTGTATAGAAACAATAACAAGTACACCTATACATTAAAGCACACAACAAATAGTAAGTTAAACCTAGAAGAAGTCAGACATATTATGCAGATATCTTACGAGAGTATTGAAGAATATGAGACTGTTGCCAATGGTTTAATTACTAAATCAGTTAGTAGAGATAAGGCTTTGGAGTATTTCAAAAAAGTATTTCCACTACCATCTACTATTGAGAACGCACCTCATCACTTACTCAGCCAAGGTGAAAAGAATCAACTCAGCCGTGCAACTACAGCACGTAACATTGCTCGGGCTATCTATGAGAGTAGCCCTACGCAAGAGAACATCCGTGATACGGAGTTCGGTTTGTGGCAATCTATCATTGAGTATGCCGACCACGGCAGACAAGATAGTGGAACTACAACAGGAGTCAGGGCTATGTCAGGTGGCTCTGATAGCCTAAAGATTAGAGCACTAGAACTACTAACAGTATAAGGAGACTAACAATGGATTACTATATAACTACAAGTCCAGGTGGACATTATCACGATGCTTGTCTATCTAAGGGTTTTGTACAATCACATCAACATATTGTTGTTCGTTTTTCTGCGTGGAGTAAATGGTATAACGAGCAACGTTTTACAAGAACAACAGTTCAAGTTCCACCACCAGTATTTGTTGGTGATACATACAAGATAGCAGAAGATATGGCTGATGAATTAAACAAACAAAAGGAGACAGTATGACAATGTATTACACTGAGTTAAATGGTGCTGAACCAACAGTATCTATCCAAGTAAAAGATACTAAGTATACTTTTACTAATGAATCACTTACTAGATTAATAGAAGAAAAAGATAACCTGAAAACAAAACTAGAAGAAAAACAAAATCTTATTGACACCCATTGGGAAAACAAACATAAGATGCGTAAAGAAATATATGAATTCTTTAGTGCTCGTTATGAAACAGGCGATACAGAAATTACCTGTTCTAAAGAAGATGTTAACGAATTACTAGAGTCTATTGGCGCAGATATGCTTAAGACTTTGTGGACAATCAGTGGCAGAATTGAATTCACAGTTACTGATATTGAAGCAGAGTCAGAAGATGATGCATACCAGATAGTAGAAAATGGTATTGCTATAGAACTAGATGGTGATACAGTTGGCGACTGGTCACTAGACATTACTAGTACTGACGAACAATAGTTTTTGGTAGACAACCACACAGGCGTCTAGATTCCATCTGGGCGCATAGGAGATTGTGTGATTGTCAAAACCACGCCGATGCGAATGGTGTCATATCTCCTTCCGTCTGATACCATTCACTCAAGAAGACGGGCTGGTTTATGATTAGTCTCCTTTATCAGCCCGTCTCTCTAACAAGGAGACAAGGACCCAATGGCACGTACTGAAATAGACCGTGATAGATATGGAAGACCACTGGTCAAGCCACCTAAAGGTGGTACGCCAATTGCTTACACTAGGGCTACAACAATAGCCAACAGTCTTGATGACCCATCAGCATTGACCGCCTGGAAAATGCGTATGGCAGCAATAGGATTAACAGTGCGAAGTGATTTGTTATTAGCAATCAATGCATCGCAAGATGATAAGATGGCTATTAACAAGTATATAGAAGATGCTATGGAAGTAGCAGGTGCTAGTCGTGCAGCGACTATCGGCACAGCACTTCACGCATTTACAGAGAAACTAGATTTGGGACAGGAACTTGGACCTATTCCAGACGAGTGGGCAGGGGACATCCGAGCCTATGAAGAAACAACAAAGCAACTAAATAAAATCTTTATAGAACAATTCTGTGTGCTAGATAAATTCAAGATTGCTGGCACACCAGACAGACTTGTTGAATATAAAGGTGAAAGATTCATTGCAGATATAAAGACAGGTCGTATAGACCATCCAAATAATATAGCAATCCAGTTAGCAATTTATGCTAACGGGTTGCCTTATGATGTGCAGACGGCAACCCGTGGTAGTTGGGGAGAAGTCAACAAGGAAAAAGCAATTATCATTCACTTACCAGCAGGAACTGGTCTATGCAAATTAGTTTGGATAGACATAGCAGAAGGCTGGAAAGGAGTACAATTTGCAATGAAGGTAAGACAATGGCGAGACAAGAAAGGTCTCGTTACACCACTAGAGTAAGGAGAAGATAGTGTCTTCAACAGAAGCACCAATCAGTATCACAGTAAAGTCAACAGCAGGTAGTTTAATTACAGTCCGTGCCGAAACAGGAAACCAACTTGATAACCTAGTAGCAGAGGCATTGGAATCAATTAAGTCTGCAGTAATGGAACTAGAATCAGCATCAAAAAACTACTCTAGCCCAGCACCTATGTCATCAGCACAGGTAGCAGCAAGTCTGGGCGCTAGTATCGTAGAGACTCAACCAACACCAGAAGGTTGGGCAACTACATCATCACCATCAATCGGTGGTGGACGCAATTGTCCACACGGAAAGATGACAGCAATCCAGGGAACAGGTAAAGACGGCAAGATGTACCGTGGTTATTTCTGTGCAGCACAAAAAGGTGCATTGGATAAATGCAAAAATGTCTATGCGAGAGTGGGTACACCAGACTGGAATACATTTGTTCCAGACCAGGTAAAGTAAATGCGTACATTAAAACGTAGCATCAACAAAGCAGAGGTGGGTGGCGAACCATTGCCACCCGCTTTTGCGGCGTTTGAACGAGCAGGAATTATTCTGCGCCGTGCAGAAATCACAATGATTGCAGGCACCCCAGGTGCAGGTAAGTCATCAATAGCATTAGCAATAGCAGCCAGAGCAAAAGTACCTACACTTTATTTCAGTGCAGATACCAACGCTCACACTATGGCTATGCGATTAGTAGCAATGTCTAGTCATATATCTCAACAAGCAGCAGAACAATTACTAAAGCGTGACCCAAAACAAGCAGAAGAAGTATTGGTTATGAACAATCATTTGTTCTGGTCATTTGAATCTACACCAACACTAAAAGATTTAGATGAAGAAGTATCTGCATTTGAAACTGTATGGGGTAGAAGTCCTACGCTTATTGTTGTAGATAACTTGATGGATATAGCAATGGATGGACACGAAGAATTCCAAGGTATGCGTGCTGCTATGAAAGAGTTAAAGTATCTTGCAAGAGATACTAACTCAGCAGTATTAGTTCTGCACCATACTAAAGAAGGATTTGATGGCTATCCTTGCCAGCCACGTAATGCTATTCAAGGTCTAGTAAATCAGATACCAGCAATGGTTTTGACTATCGGACAAATGAAACAAGGAGACGAGACCTATCTCTGTGTAGCCCCAGTCAAGAACAGATATGGACGAGCAGACCAGACAGGTAACAATTATGTCAGCCTTGCCTTTAACCCAGACAATATGTACTTAGATGATGTTCAAGTTAAATATATGCAAGAGACAGTATACGGAAATTAAAATTTGAGTAGTGCAGCCAAACGCAAAGGTAGTCAAGCAGAACGAGATGTTGTTGCTTGGCTTAAGGCTAATGGCTTTAAGTATGCGGACCGCAGACTAGCAGGAGCAACCCTAGATAAAGGCGATATTAGTGGAGTTCCAGGAGTCACTATTGAAATAAAGAACCACGCTAAGATGGATTTATCTGGTTGGCTAGCAGAATTAGAAATAGAAATGAAAAACGATGGTGCTTGGACAGGTACAGTCCTACATAAACGGAGGAACAAAGGTAATGTAGGTGAATGGTATGCAACTATGCCAGCCAAAATTTGGTTAGAACTTATAAAGGAGATTATAAATGGTAGAAGTAATTGATGAAGTTATAGAAGAATTAGAAAATAAAATTCTTACACATCGTAGATTAGGAATAATGTATGAAGGACAAGAAGATTATGCTACAGAAGATAAACATTATACAGCAGCATTTGCATACGAAATGGCTTTAATAATTGTTAAAAAACATTACAATAAAGAAAGGGCATTGAAACTTGTTAAATGAATTTACTATTTTGTTTATGTATTTACAACAAGAATTGTTAGGATTGTTACTATGGATAAGCACAGCATTGCTGCTTACTTAGAACATATAGGCGCCAGCCTGCCTGCTGTGGGCAGTGGCTGGCGAAAGATGCGCTGTCCATTTCATCCAGATAAACACGCATCAGCAGGTGTTAATTTTACAGAGGAAAGATTCAAGTGCCACGGTTGTGGAGTCGGTGGCGATGTCTATGATTTAATTATGCAAAGAGAAGGAGGTAACTATCGTGAGGCTGTCAAATTCGCAGAGGCAATTTCTCCTACAGGCAACACAAGAATACGCCCAGCACATACATCAAGCCACAGATTATCTGGCAACACGGAGTCTGTCGGTAGAAGAAGCAAAGAAGTTTCATTTAGGAGTAGTGGACAATCCATTACCAGGTCACGAAGGCTACAAGGGTAAGTTAGTAATACCTTACACAACACCATCAGGTGTAGTTGACTTACGCTTTCGCAGCATCCACGGTGAGGACCCTAAATATATAGGATTACCTGGTGCTAAAACTACAATGTTTAATGCACAAGCAGTACTGACAGCAAACCAATACATATGTGTAACCGAAGGTGAAATAGATTGCGTAACAGTTGCAGTCAAAACAAATCACCCAGCAGTAGGCATACCAGGGGCTAACAATTGGAAGCCGTATTACACCAAGATACTAGATGACTTTGAAGTAGTCATAGTTCTAGCAGATGGTGATGCCCCAGGACTAGAGTTTGGTAAAAAGATTAGCCGTGAGTTAGGCAACGTAAACATAGTTCAAATGCCAGAAGGACACGATGTAAATAGCATTGTGATACAGGAAGGAGTACAATTTTTAGATGACAAAATCAGAAAATGCTTGGGAGGATAGAGAAGAAATGGAGCGAGTCTGGGGTTATATAAAAGAAAACCCATTAATAATTGGCCTGCCAGTATCAGAACGCAGAGGCATAGATTTACTCTCAGCATTAAGAGACATATACGAAACCAATAAGACAAATACAGATGGTGCTCAGGTATTATTAACTATGCTAGCCAACGTGCTAGTAGCAGCATCTCAAGGCGATGGTGAAGAAATAGTAGAAGAAGTCCTAGTACAAGATGCAATGCTTCAATTTGAGCAGAAGATGAAGGATATATTAAATGAAGGACATTAGTCATTTAGATGAAATAATTACAGAACTTAAAATTACAATGGTTCAAAAACATCAAGACTACGGACCATACAACATAGCCCACGCACCTGGCGGTCCTATGAATGGGCTATTGGTTCGTATGCACGACAAGATGGAACGACTACAGAATTTGTTTTACAAAAGAAACAACACGCCGAACTACGAATCTATAGAGGATACGCTGAAAGACCTAGCAAACTATGCCATAATAGGACTTATGGTACAAAGAGGTCAATGGGAAGGTGTCGGCGAGAATCGTGATAGTTCACCTAACAAAGGATGAAGTTAGAGTCTGCACTTTATTAGCCGTTGAAAGATGGCTAACTAAGTTCGGCTCAATAGATAGACCTAACTACGCATACGGCAAACAGACTGGCAGACTAGAGCCAGAAATAAATGCAAACATCAGAGCCAATATAGCCGAATGGGCAGTAGCAAAAAAATATAATCTTCAATGGTCTGTGCCTTGGTATCCTAATGAATTGCACAAGGATAGAAAAAATATACCTGATGTTGGAAATGTTGAGATTAGAACTGTAAGAACCCGTGACTCTATACCATTTTGGCGCAAAGATATTAATAAAAAAATTGTAGGTGTAAAGGTATTAGATGAAGAATACTATTCATCTGTACACATATACGGAAGTTTTAATGCTAATGATTATATGAAGCCTGAGTATGTTGATGCTCAGATAGATGGCTGGCGTGTACCAGTATCGGAGATTAAAGAAACAACTTGATGAGCGATTACATAGCCGAGTACGATGCTTTAGTAGCATCTTTATCTAATGAATACCATAGAAAATATCCTATGGTTGAAGCACTAGATATTCAACAAATGTTATGGCTATGGTTTGTTACTCACCCTGCAAAATATAAAGAGTGGTCAGCATTAGAACAGAAAGATAGAGACAAGTTAATAGCAAAATCTCTTAGAAATGCAGCAATAAAATATTGCGAAAAAGAAAAAGCCAAGACAGTTGGCTATGAATTAATAGACCTTTATTACTATGATGCCTCTGTGATTGAGGTATTTCTACCTAGTATTATTTCAGAATCCTACGAGATACCTACAAAAATTAAAGACTTAAACTTTAAAGTAAGTAAATCAGAATCAGTTACAGATGGTAACAACTGGTTAGTTTTAAGGTCAGATATAGCCAATGCTTTTTACAAACTAACAGAGGCTAAACAGAATGTACTTAGAATTAAATTCAGCACAGACTCTAACGAATGGAGTAACGTAGCAAAGGATTTAAGTACATCAGTTGATGGTGCAAGAATGAAAGTCCAACGGGCTATCAACTCTTTGATAAGAAACCTAGGTGGATGGAGAGCATACTCTGATGAAGATGTACAACAGGCAGATGAAAACAATGAGTGAGAGTAAAGATATACGAGAGTTGTTTAGTCGTATTGACTATAGCAATGCAATGGATTTAAGAGATACACCTATTGGTGATATCTGTGTATGTGGCTGTGAGGTATTTGTAATGCTGGGTGGATTTGTAGATGGAGAAGTTGCTTTCTATTTTCTGGATGCTGAGTGTGCTAGTTGTGGCAGTATGGTTACACTACCTACCCCAAAGGATTTTGATGCCGACCTATGAATTTTCTTGTCCTATTTGTAATGTAGTAATAGAACAAACTTTTTCAGTGTATACTGACCACATAATATCTTGTGAAACCTGCAAGGTTGAAATGAATAAAAGATTTGCACCACCAGCAGTAATCTTTAAAGGCACAGGCTTCTACAAGACGGGCGGATAATGACACTAGAACCAATACGTCAGGTAAATGCTGACGGTAAACGTGAGAAGATTGCAGCACTTGCGCTTGAGGATTATTTTAAAGGTTGGAAATTATATCCAACACCTAGATTTTATTTCTCAGACTTTCATATATGTCTACAATGGGGCAACGGTAGAGAGAATTACATAGGCGACCTAGAAGTTAAATGGCTCAAGATAGATAGTAGTAAGCCAGCAATATTTCCATTTAATAAATTACAACAGATGATGATAGCCCCACCATATACAGATAATGAACACTCATATCATAGAATAGTATTCAGATATACAGATGGCATCAGTGTTATACCAGCCAGATTACTAGCAGGAATGGAACCAGTCTTTCATACCAGATGGGATACCAAGGAAAGAGATTTAGTGGTATTCTATAATGCACACGATTATCCAGAGTACTGGCATAATCTTGCAATTAATGAGTAGTCTGTTAGTAAGGGGAAAACTAACAGATATCTATTAGGCAAGGAAACTAATAGATAATAAAAAGGGATAGGCAATTACTGTCTATCCTTTTTTATTTACTTGAAAGTAAGTATTAAGTAAGAAACAAGGCAACAAAAAAGACCCCCCTCGCCAGTATCTCTACTAGGTTGGGGGGTATTTGTGCCTATAAAGGGCATTTAAAGGCTAATTAAGGGCATCTATTTAGCGCCTAGACCATACTCTCTTTCGGTCTTATCAGCCCATTTAGCCAGAGGTCCTGCTATAGAGCCAATGAGAATCGCATATTCAGGTGCAAGGTCTGCAGCCAATGCCAATCCCATAGTGATTGCTGATGCTAGAACTGCACGAAGATAAGACTTAAATGCTGCCTTAGTCTTTTTGCTTTTTAGTTTAGCGATTAGGTCTTTCATTATTTCTCCTTCTTTGGTAGAGGCTTGATTGACGCTACCATTTTCTTGAGTGTCTTTGCTTTTCCCATCCAAGGAAACCAAGGTGATGTATCATTACCACAGTTATCTTTGATAGAAATATGCAAATGTTTATTATGTTGATTGATTCCAGTATATTTAGATTCGCCATTCTTGGCTGACCAAATCTTACCAGTAAATATTAAATACTTAACCCGTGAGTCCGACTTTAATCTTTCATATATATCAAAACAATCAATATCATTCTTTGGGTCGTGAGTTAAATCAACTGCATACCCAGTGTTATGGTCAGAAGTAGGACTACTCTTTAGGTGGGCAGCAGATGGTAGTAGACCATCGCTTGCTTTCTTCCGCTTCGGTCTTAATGCCGTCGCTTGACGGAGCACAGCAATTGCAGCAGGTGTGGCTTTCTTGGCAACAGTCATTGTCCCTCATTTCTTGAATGCTTCTATCACAAACTCTGTTAAAAATTCTACTTTTTCTTCCAGCCTGTTGACTTGGTCCTTAACACTTGAGCCACCATTGGGACGGAGTTCAGACAAATAATGTTTAACTAAATGTCTTACTACCATAGCAATTGCGCCTAGTAGTGTTGTTATTGATACGGCTAAAGCAGCCCAGTCAGCAGGTGTCATTTTATACAGTCCTTATAATTATATCTAGTATTCCACCATAGCCAGAGAATCCTCTGTCTGGTGGAGTGAGTCGGCTAAATGTTACTTGTTCAATTACAACCTGACGTGATTCGCCAGTTTGTAAATCCTGCCAAGTTACGATGTCACCATTTTGTTCAATGGTTTCTAGTTCAGCAATACGGTCTTTAGCACGACCATCATAACCAACCATTACATTGTACTTATCTGTCTCAACATCATAACAAAAGACAGGAAACTTAATTACTCGCTGACGCGGTGTAGCAATAGTAGCCTTTACTTGATAACCTTTAAATACAGGACCAAGGCTATTAGTTGTAGCATCTCTGTAAAGAATAAATTTATATGCAAGATACTCTTGTGCACCTGCTGGTTGAGTAGTTGTTACCTCAACAGGTCCAACAGTAGCATCATAAGTAACTACATCATATTCAGTATTGTTTGCATCTACAGTTTCTAAAGTCATAGACCCATAAGTAAAGTCACCTCTACCAATAAGTCGTTTAAAATTTTTAGGTTCTAATGTGTTATATCTAATAAAACCTGTTTGTATATAACCATCAGTTATTTTAGTGCCAGATGATTCTATGTTAATAGAACCTGTTTCATTAACTAAGGCTGTGGCTGCTGTAACTGCTGTTGAGGCTACGTTAGTTGCTGCCTTTGTGTAACTAAATGTTGTAGTTGTGGCTGCGGTAACTGTGTATTGACCATTAAATGTATTATCTACACCTTCTACCCAGATACTATCACTAACTGTTAGTCCGTGTGCTGAGGCTGTAGTAAGTGTGGCTACGTTAGAAGTAAGTTCTTTATTAGTAATTGTGCCACGATTAAGTGCAGTAGTAACAAATACAAGTCTGTCTGTTTCTCCAGCAAAAGCGCAGGAAGTTGTAACATAACCAGTGACTCCATTGTCTAGCCATAAATCATTAGCATAAGCAAAACGTAAGCCACCTAAATCATTTCCTAAATCAATACGGACAACTCCGCCTTCGCCTGCAACACCTGTAGTAGCCCAAACAAATCTATCTCTAAATGCAAAATCATATACAGGTTGGCTAGTCTCAACCATTAAAGGTCCATAGATAATAGAACCATCATCACTTACAGTTGCTACTCGGATACCTTTATTAGTACCAATTAACATATAACCTAAGTAATATTCAATCTTAAATATTTTTTCACCAGTAGGCATTTGAGCAGCAGTAATAGCGCTGGTCAATGAAGGCATAGAACCAGTGCTTGTGCTTAAAGTAAACTTGTAAATGTATGACTGGATACCTTCAAAAGCAGATACATATATAGCAGTACCAGATGCAGCAACGCTAGTAAATACTACACTTGTGCTAGCGTGGGTATAAACTGCAGTTGGTAAAGAAGAAGCAGTTGTAGCAAATTCAAAAATTTTATTATTAACCGCCATAATAATACGGTCTTTTACATACTCCATAGTTGCTTCATTAGCAACAATAGTGCTACTACTAAACATAAGAGTTACATCAGCAGTACTTGCTGAACTGCCAGTTAAAGGTTTTTTATATACAGCAGTCTTGTCTACACCTGCATCTAAAATTGCAGTTACCCAATAAGCATTAACGCCATCATCGCATATGGCATAAACTGGTTTGTCTGTACCAGCAGCATAGTCAATAAAATGAGTAACAGTTCCATCAACAGCAATTTTATCTACATCATATTCATCTACTAGTAGTACGCCATTAGTACCAGCCCATTGAATGCTGCGAGCAATCTGACTTGGTTTACCATTAGCACGAACAGCACCAGTTGTATAGTGAGAAGTAGCAGTATTATTAAGAAGGGTTACTTCACCTTCTGTCCATACATTTACACCTTTGCTATCTGCAAATCTAAATGTACCTTCACCTGGAATTAAAGCAGGGTCATAAAAAGTAATGCCAGTCCCATCTTGAAATGAGGACTGGCTTCTTATCCACCACCCAGTTAAAGACTGTTCACCAGGTTCAGTCTGATTATCAAACTGTTCTTTTCTATACGGTGCAGTCTGGCGGACATAAGGACGTGCATCAGAAATAGCATATATAAACGGCATACCACCAAGCGCAGTATCATAAGCAATGTCTGTATTTTGCCAAACTGTTTGATTACCAACTACACCTACATCAACCGCAATGGCTCGGGTAGCACGACCTTCGGTAATATCACGACCAGCCACTTATTCTCCTTGCTGTTGTTGTTCCTTTAATTTTTCTTTTAAATGTTCATTAGCCCAATACAATGCGTAGTAGTCATAGTCAAGACTAAATCGCTTCATATGTTTAACTATGGCACCAGTATGGGCGTGTAATGGTATTCCTGCTTTAGCCATACGGCGGAAAAATATAATATCCTCACCAATAAAATGGTCATCCTGACCATCACCAGTTTCCATAAACATACCCTTACCAGGGTTAGCCTCACGCATCTTTGGCACAATAGATTTGTGCATTAATACAAAACCAAAACCAGCACAGTCAACTTTAAGTACTTGATTTTCTGGTAGTGGATGATGATATTTAATTTGGAATTCACTTACGTTGTCAAACAAAACAGGAAATGGGCGCATCAATGTGCCTTCATTTTCTTTAGATATAAAGTAAACACCACTAACAACAGGACGATTAATCTTATCTGCTGTTTGCCATAACAACTTCATAGCATCTAGGTTTAATACTATATCTGAATCAACCCATAGTAACCAGTCTGTTTTAATTTTGTCAGCCCAATAGTCAAACAATACTTGACGTTGTCTACCAATTTGATTACCTTGAACTCGCATACTGGTATTAATTACCATACCATTAGGCGCTCCAGCAATAATTGCTGTTGTTAATCCTTCTGTAAATTTGCCATCAGTTGTGCCATTGTCACACCAACCAAGGGCTACTGTGTCATTTTTTCCTATCATTGTGTCCCCTAACTAGTTATTCTTCTGTTACTACTGGTTCCTCTACTACTGGTTCAGATGTAGTAGCAGGTGTCTGCTGTGCAGCCAATGCTGCAGCAACTGCTGCTGCTACGGCATCATTAAATGCCTGTTGTTTTGCTGCTTCTTCGGCTGCTGCCTGTGCTGCAAGTTCTGCCTCGTGTGCAATCTGTTCTAGTCGCATATCTGCCCAAGCATTTGCTGCTTCAATGCGTTCTTCTTCTGATAACTCACGCTCAATATTATTATTTGTTTGAGTCATTACAGGATTATCTGCAAGACATTGTGCTACTAATTCTTCTTTAGTCATTTTATGCTCCTTCGTATATTGCTGTAACATACAAGATATCTGTTGAAGTCCAAGTAAATGGAACAGTTGAACTCAAATCTACATCAGAACGAATATATGAACCCGAAACTGTCATTGGAGATAACCAAATGCGACTCGTATTATTATTAGCCGAGTGAGAAGTTCCCCAAAATTTATTACCACTAGCATCCGAATATAGTGTTTGCACAATAGCCGTAGTTGACGCATCTACTGAAGCAGGAGCAATAGGAAGTCCAGTTACTTGAACAGCGCCAGTAATTGATGTTGTTGAACCAAAAATTAATTTTAAATTCCAATCAACCATTTTACCTATTTGAATATATCGTGCTGTTAAAGTTCCATTTCCAACTGTTAAGTTGCTAAAGGTTGGTGTCCAAGGTATCCAATTTGCAAAATTAGTAGCATCTAAATTTGGTATTAATTTGCTACTCATTAGTAAACCTCGTAACCTGCAATATGGAAGTCAACTGCAGTTGTAGATGCAGAACCAGTAATGGTTTCGCCATTGTAAATAATTTGCTCTAGGTCAATGAACTGAGTAGAGTTACCTGGAATAGAAATACTTGATACCAATGGTATGGTAGCCAAGTTAATGGTTGCTGTAGCAGCAGATGATGTGTCATTAACAATAGCAATGTTAGTTACTGCTACGGCTATGCTTGATGGAGATGTGTATAGGGTTGTATTAGAGGTTGCTGCTGCACCTCTGTACAGGGTTATGGATGTGTCTGCCACTATTTATATTCCTTTCGTGACCAGAATTGTCGTTTGTAAGAATTAAAGAACAAGGTCTTTAACTTTCTAGTTATTTTTTCTTGCTCTATTCTTTCTTTATCAGAGCCTATTTTATGTTCCCAAGACTCTCGTTTAAATGGTATTACCTGAGCCATAGGAGTTCCTGCGGGTATTATCCCTTCCCATTTAACATCATTAAGTACAAATGGAAAATTAACTGGGGCTTTATATCGGTCAGTATCTATTATGCCATCAAGAACAGTAAACACAGATTCTCTGTGCATTGGAGCGGTAACTAAAATTGAGTATCCAGGTGGGGTAGAAATTGCATAAGGATTATTCCACTTAGGATATGGTGCTTCATTTTTTGCTGGGTGCAATGGGGCTTGTACTATTGGATGAAAAGAAATAACACCTTGGTCTGACCAAGCATAGTAAGGTAAGTCATCAGCCCTTGATACTTGTATATCTACTTGAGTATAAAGAATATATCCAGCAGTTATAGCATCAAATACAGGTATACATTTTTTAATTGTATGTGGTGTATCTCCTGGTGTGGTAATTTTTTTACCTTCGTCACCAATATATTCTGGTGTATTTTTATACCATTCTGGTACTTCTTTTACTGCTGGCTTGGGTGGAAAAAAATCCAACCCAAGCACATTAGTAAATTTTATTTCTTTCATACTGCCCCCTAATTTATTTTATTATATGTTAAGGTGATACATAAAGTATTACTCTTCCATTGCCAGATGTTGCTGCGGTACCACCAACTTGACCACTACCTGAACCACCAGATTTTCCACCACCACCGCCACCGCCTGCGCCAATAGCATTTGAAGGAAGTCCTGCATTTGGAGTTGTGCCACCAGTGATTGTACCTCCATCACCACCACCACCGCTACCATTGGCATTACCAGAACCGCCAGCAGCACCACCGCCTCCACCGCCTAGTGTAGTATTGCTAGGTAAAATAGCAGTAATATTATTTGAACCAGTTATATTGGTATTTGAAGTTTGCGCACTTCCATTTACTGGTACTGGGGTATTTTGCTTACCACCAGCACCGCCAGCAGCACCAGTAACAGTAATTGCGCCAGCAACATTAGAAGAACCAGAACCACCAGCACCGCCATTACCCTGATTACCAGGAGCGCCCGAGCCAGATTGACCAGCACCACCGCCACCGCCACCATTGGCAGTTGCAATATCTACTGCAGCATAAGTAATTTTAGATAATCCACCTGCCGTACCATTACTAGCACTAGTTCCACCTGCGCCACCAGTACCAACTGTTACTGTTACAGTTGTTGCTGCGGTGACAGCAAAATCTATAAATCCAACGATTGCGCCACCTGCGCCACCGCCACCACCGCCACCTGCAGAAGAACCATTAGCATTACCGCCACCAGCGCCTCCACCACCTGCGCCAACTACATAGGCAGCAATTTTAGTCATACCAGCAGGAACGGTATATGTTCCATTTGTATTAAATGTTTGTGCAAGAGAATATGTACTTGGAATAACTAAACCCGTTGCAGTAGCAAGAACCTGCCCAAGACCATTATAATTTTGTCCATTAAGAGTTATGTCGTAAGTTTGACCACTACTAAAACCAGCAACTGTTGTTGGGGATGTAGTTAGTGTTGCACTAACAGTAGTACCAGTAGTAGAAGTACCACTTAATACATAACTAGTTGCTGCAGGACCAAGTGTACTTGGAGTATAAGCAATAGTTACGCTTGTAGTATCTGCTGCAGTAGTAGCAGTTGATGTGCTTGGCGGAGTTACTCTTGCATAGTTTCTCTTACCGCCAGTACGCCTAATATTTCCTGTAGCCATTATGCAATCTCGCTTCCAAATAGATTAAATGCTATTGTTGCTGTACTAGAGAATACAGTTACAACATCAGTAGCATCTAAGGTTATTCCTAAAGTTAAAGTTTGTGTATCTTGTGGAGCAATACTTGCATCATAAGCAATATAATGTTTATTTTCTAAAGTTGCTCCATTTGGTCTGACTGCTAATCTATATGTAGCAGGTGCAGCACCTATGTTAGCCACCGTAATAGTTGATATTACAGTTTCTGTAGCCGAAGGCACGGTATATGCCGTTGTTGCTGTTGTTGCTGCTGGGTTTACCTGACCCAGGACTTTATATGTTGCAGCCAAGTTAGGCTCCCATCAGTAGTAGTGGACTAAATGTTTCACCCTGCGCTGTTCCTGTTGAAGCAGAGGTGATTCTACCGTAAGCATCTACGGTAATAGTAGAAAGGGTGTAAGTTCCTGTAGTTACACCAGTTGTGTCCAGGGCTAAGGTTACAGAACCAGAGGTTCCTCCACCTGTTAAGCCAGTACCAGCAGTTACGCCAGTAATGTCACCTGGGTTAGGTGCTATCCAAGCAAGTCCTGAAGTTGTTGCAGATGATACAGATAATACATAACCATCAGTTGCTGCAACTGTAAGAGCCACAGGGGTAGATGCTGTGCTTGCAGATATTAATGAACCCTTGCCAGCAAGGATTGACTTATCAATAAAGTTAGATGTGTCAGGTGCTACAAGGTCCCAAGAGGAACCGTTGTAAACTTTCATTGCATTAACTACAGAGTTAAAGTAAAGAGCACCAGTTATTAAAGCCCCACCATCATTATCAACAGTTGGGTCAGAAGTCTTACTTCCTAAATATCTATCATCAAATTGGTCATAAGACGCGGCAGCACTTGTTGCGCTAGTTGCTGCAGCCGTAGCGGAAGCAGCAGCGCTGGTAGCACTAGTTGCTGCGGCACTTGCTGAGGTAGCAGAAGATGTGGCTGAGTTAGCAGCAGATGTTGCGGAAGTAGCAGCAGCAGATGCAGATGTGGCTGAACTTGTAGCACTTGTATCGGCTGATGTTGCACTTGTAGAAGCAGCAGATGCTGAGTTAGATGCAGACGTAGCACTAGTTGCTGCAGCAGAAGCGGAGTTAGAAGCGCTGGTTGCTGATGTGGTTGCAGCCGTTGCTGACACTGACGCAGAAGAAGCAGATGTAGCAGCAGCAGTTGCACTTGCAGCAGCACTTGTAGCAGATGTTGCTGCTTCGGTAGCACTTGCTGCAGCAGATGCTGCGCTTGTAGCAGCAGCCGTGGCTGAGCCAAGAATTGCATCTACATAATCTTTTGGAGTAGCAGATGATGAAACCATACCAGCACTAGATAGACCAGTAATAACTGGTGAACCTGAGATAGTAGGGCTAGTTAAAGTTTTATTAGTTAATGTTTGAGCAGCGTTAGCAATAACTACAGTACCTGTTGTATTAGGTAAAGTAATTTCATTATCTTGTGTAGGTTCGGCTACTGTAAGAGTTGTTTCGTGAGCATCTGCAGTTGAGCCTTCAAAAACAATACTTGCCCCAGCAGATGGTGTACCTGTAAATGTTGGGTTAGAAATTGTAGGGCTAGTTAAAGTTTTTAAAGTAAGAGTTTGTGCTTTATCTGTACCTACTACGTCACCTTCACCTGAGCCAATACCGTGCATTGTATGACCAGTACCACTACCATCATTATAATAAGCAGTTGCTTCAGCGTGTAAATTAGCATCACGGAAGTCACGACCAATTGCCATATGTCGTACTACTGCACCTGCTGAGTGGTCTTGAGCACCACCAACAGTATCTACGCTTCTAGTTATTGTAAAAGTATTAGTGCTAGGGTTAGCGGTAGCATCTACAATTTCTTCAAGCGCTGTATCTGGGTCAATTACTAATGTAAATGTACGACCTGCTGGAATTGTCTGAGCACCTAATAGTGCTGTACCTGATACTACAGTTATAGACGAAGCACCAGAAGTAATTGCTGCTGTTAATGTAGTTTGTTGTGAGCGAGATGAGTATTGGCGTATTGTCATTTATATTCCTATCGGGCGCTGTAATGAACTCGTGGGGGATATTGGTTCTGTTGTTTACTGCGTTCTTCATTAAGACGCTGGGTATACAAACCAAAGAGTTGTCGGACTGCGTTATTGCTAGCACCGAACGGACGCTTAGCGTCAATCTCATCAGCCTGTGGGCTGTATTGAGCAGCACGGGCTGGGTCTAGATATTGCAATAATCTATACGCAGCACCAAGAATAACTACATCTTTAACACTAGATGGTAGTCCTGTTTGTGTAGCAAAGTCTTGGCTAGTAGAAGTAAACACTGAAGGCGCTGTTGCATACATAACCTTTACAGTTCTACCAGCAATAATTACATCCCCAATAGTTATGGTTTGGCTATTAGAACCCCAGGTTGTGACATCCGCAAATGGGTCAAATGACCAACGATTAACACGAATCCATTCTTTAGTAGGACCAATGTCCTGCCAAGATACAGATAAGATATTTTCTACATATAAATCTTGAAATTCATATGTAGTTACAGCAGCATTATATGTAAATGTAGTTTGTTTAGTAGCAAATACCGCACCACCAACTGCGTGGATAGTGTCATTAATAGCCTTCTTAATACTATCCCTAGGAAAAATTGGGCTAACAGTTACCTTTGCATCAACAGCGTGGGTAGTAGCAGTAGTCCCAAGATAACCACGACCATACGGAGATACAGTCGCAGTATTAGCAACACGGTCTACATTGTCTACCCATAACAATTCATCATCAATTTCAACAATACCTTTACCTAAGTCTTGTGTAGATGCAAGGCTAAGAATTAATGGTGATGAACTTGGAGAAGTAGTTGTAGTTACTGCAGAATTTAAATATGTAGAACGGTCTTGTTGATAGGTATATCCAGATAAATTAATCTGAACTTCATCCATCATTTGTGCAAGGGTATATGTCATAAGTCTATGCTCCTTAAAGCATCAGTTGGAGAAAGTCCTGTAGTACCAGCAAGTTCATTACAAATACCACCTAATGCTTTATAGTTATTAGGTTGACGGTTAGTATCTGCTTTTTTATTTAACGCAGCAATTAAGGCTAAGCCAGTTGTTTCTGCATAAGCATTGGCTGCAGCAGTTGGGGCTTTATATGCTGATATTGCTGGATATGTTCCGCCATTAGCCAAGCGATTAAGTTCGCTAGTAAATGAACTACCTGCTGTGCCTGTTGCCATTATCTATACCTTGCCGTTTTCTTTGCTATGGATTTTGGTTGTTTAACAAACTGCTTACCTTTTTTGTTACCTTCAGCCTTAGCCTTATTAGTTGCAGCCTTTTCTGCTGCACTTAAATTAGCCCAGGCTTTTTTAGGCAAATATCTTTTTTTACCTTTAGATGGTTTACCATCTGAAGTTGTCCACTTTTGTTTAGTCCAGTCTTTTAAAGACTTCTGTGATTTAGCCAATGCCATTACTTGTAGCCACCGCCTCGCTTTTTATATTCAACAGCAAGTAGTTGAGCCTTACGGGCTGACCATTCTCCTGGGTCTCCACCCTTAGAACCAGCCTTAATCTTTTTAAACAATGCTGCTCTCATACCAGGTTTAGTATAATTACCAGCCTCATTAACTTTAGACTTTGTTTTCTTTTTGGCTACCATTTTACTTTATCTGCCCAGTATGCAGCAGACATTTTTCCTTTAGCAATATTTTTAGAGTGTCTAGCCTTAAAAGATTTACGTTTCATTTTCATTCTGTCAGACTCTCCAGCCTTCGGAGCACCTGCAGTCTTAGCACCTTGCTCACCAAACCTAATAGTTTTTACCTGACTACCTTCTTTAGCCACAACAACGTGTGATTTAGTTGGATGATTAGGTGTGCGTTTAGGTTTATTAAAACCAGACACGCCCGCTCTAGCGAGTCTTGAGTCCTTTTTCTTTTCCATATTCCCCATACTTTCCCAGAACTGCTTTGACAGTTCCATCTTTACGGAGTCTTACAATCATTCCGTTTTTAATCTGTATTGGATTAAAGCCATCGTGTCGTTTATATTGACCTGATGACATTACTTTTTCTTTGCTTTGCCTTTAACCTTTTTAAGGTTAGGGTTTTTCTTTTTGGCTGCAGCAGATGCTTTACGGGCACCGCTGGCCAGAATTGCACCAGCGGATTCCATAGAAATACCCTGCTTTTTAGCAATAGATTTTTGGGCTGCTTTAAAGCCCATACCTTTTTTAGCCTTCATTTCTTGCTGCCCTTTTTGTATTTAAGGTATTCATTAATTTCATCTGAACGAGTACCTTCTCTACCGCTTAGTACTGATTGAGCCAACTCTTTAAGTTGTCTATCCCAGTTTTTGCTAGAACGATTTAGATTTTTTTTGGCTAACATTTCATCATCTGGATTACCACCACGGGCATCATACTGAGCAGATACGCTAGTACCCCAAGCAGTTGGAATATCCCGTGCTTCACGGGCTACTCTTTTGATTCTATTACCGATACTCATTATTACTTCTTCTTACCCATTTTTTTCATTGACATTTTCTTGTCTGACTTTTTCATAGTCATTTTCTTACCTGACTTCTTGGCTTCTTTCTTTGCCATAGCCATACCTTTTTTGTCGTAAGCAAACTTCTTTCCATTTACCATTGGCATTTTATGCTCCTATTTCTTTCATTATCGCTGCTGTTTTTTTGTTTATATGTTTTGCTGGTGGCATTTTGTTACCGTCATACGGCTTACCTAATGTTTCACTAGCCTTTACTGCCTCTTGAATCTTCGCCATAGAAGTTCCATTTGGCTGAATACCCTGGGCTCTCGCCTCTTTATAGGCATTCAATTCTGCGTTAAACGCTTTGTTAGGCATAGACCTACGACTATCAGCGTCTCCAGTATTCATCTGTAAAGATAATCCTTTACATCCAAAACAAGTATCTACTGGTTCTGGATGATATTCCCAATGTTTCATAATGCAGTAAAATTACTTTCTGTTACTCCAACATTGCCTGCTATTAATCTTGCTTTAGTAGCATCATCTACTGTGTGGTTATAACCACCTTGATAAATTTCTGGATATGTTGCATAGTCAGAATCTTGTAAATAACGTACCTGTGCATAGTCACCATCTAGTTCTCTAACAATAGTTATACCACGGTCTATTTTATAAAAATGAAATAACCGAGATTGACCAGCGGGACCTTCTTCTACTGTTGGTGTTTTAAATAGCCATTCGGTCATAAGTCCTCCTAATGAACTCACCGCAAGATACTGCAACGTATTCGCCGTTTAAACAGTATCTTACAGTCAATCAACTAAAGAGCAGCGATTGAAGAACCTGTTTCAATACGATACAACGCTTCCTCACGATAGCGAGCAAAGCCAAGTACGCCGTACCAACCCATTGGGCGGAAGCGCATCAACTTGTCGGTTACGTTACCGATAACGATGTGTGGTTCTTCTGCTACAGCCTCAGCAATTGCTTGCTGTCCGCATAGCAGAGTATCAAATACACGGGTTACTGGAGTTACAGTAACAGTTGCACCTACAGTAACAGCAGCAGTATTTGCTGTGTTTACAGTAATTGTTGTAGTTGAACCAGTTGTGCTAATTGCAGAAATTAATGCACCTGAAGCAATACCTGTTGCAGCAATCTTATCGCCAACTTCTGCACGAGAAGCAATGACGGAAGATGAAGCAACTCCTATTGTAAATCCTGCTGAAGTACCAGCAACAGTTGCTGTTGTAGTTGCAAGAGCAGATTGGTCTGCACCATTTTTAGCAGATGGGATACGTGAAGACTCTACGAAGAATGCGCCTTCGTAATCTCCAATTTCACCAGCCCAGATATTATCAACGGCAGGTGCTGATTGTGCGTGAACAAAGTTCCAGCCCAAGTTACCAGATTCTGCACGAAGGTCGTGTGAAACTTCTGGGTGAATACCACACCAGTAGTATGAACCACGACGAGCCTTTGCCTTATTGGCACGTAACTTAGCAACAGCCTTGCGGATGTCTGCTGAGTCAATTGTGTCAGAGGCAGTGATAGTTGCTGTAGATGTACGGCTTCCACCGTAAATTACATTTGTTCCGCCAGTTAAAGTTGAAGACACAACTGCATCAATAGAATCAGCAAGGTTATATGCAATAATATTTGCAATTGCTGGGTCTACATCTGCAAGTGAGAACAACTCAAGTGCACGGGTTACTAGGACTGCATTACCATACTCGTTAAGAGTAATGGTTACTGAAGTCGGTGTTGAGAGCGCTACTGCATCTGGGTCTGTTGTCTCAGATAAAGTAGAGGTCTTTTGGTCTAGGTCAACATAGCGTTGTAAAACAACTGTTGAGCCTGGAAAAGCCTGACGGGCAGGACGTTTGTCTGCGACAGAACGAAGTAGTGGTTCTGAACGGAGAGCAAACTCTAGAAGGCGGTCATATGCCTTCTGTACGAGACCTGCGCCACCAGTGGTACCTCCAAGAGAGGAAGCACCTGTATCTGTATAGGCGTTTGCCATTGTTTGCGTCACCTCCAAGTGACTATGAACGGATTAGGAATTACGTAGAAGATTCATTAAATCATCTATAGAGTCAACATTTTCTAATTGTCGCTCTAAATCTACGGCTTTGTCTGGAGCAATTCCGCCTTGGGTAATAATGTCTTGCTGGCGTAATGCAGCAAGGTCTTTCTGCTTTTCCTCTACTTCAGCCTGTGGGTTGTAACCAATTAAATCTCCGTTATCACGAAGCCAAGAATCAATAGATTCTTCTGTGGTATCCTCTACATCTTTAAGTATTAGGCGAGCAGCCTTAGCGTTTACTCCCTTTTTTGCTAGGACTTCTGTGACGGTTCTTTCCTTACGTTCCTTGAGGAATCCTTCAAGTTGTTCGGATAGTTCTTTGATACGCTTTTCATCAGCACGTTTGGCTTTTCTTAGTTTCTTAACTAAATCATCGCCAGTTAATTGCTGCTCTGGTGTATCTTGTTCGTCTTCTTCTTCATCCCAGTAGTTGTTACTCATAGTAACCACCCTTTCTATTCGTTGTTAGTCGCAAGCCACAGTTCTATCCAGGGGTAGATAGGCTGGCTCTTGCTACCAGTCTTATACACCGTGTGGGGCTGGTCAGTCCACATCGGGATTCTTATATTGCTCCGCCTATATTGCTTGTAAGCGAAGTTCTGCCTAGTCCAGAAGCACCACTAAATGCTGCTGCTTCTAATTGGGCTAGTTGATTACGGGCACGTCTTGCAGACGCAAGCCCTTTAAATTCTTCTTGTTCAGCAGTAGTCTGGTTATAGTCAATACCAGTCTGCTTATATATATCACTTAACATTTCTGTTCTAGGTAATATTTGGGCTATGTTTTCATAACCTTGACGGGCTCTTGCTAAATCAACACCGTATCTTTGTAGTTCACTAGCCCTTGCAAGGTCAGTTTCTAAACCATATTGAGCAGCAGTAGCACCAATTTCAGCAGTAGTTACCTTAGCCTCTAGTTCTGGTAAGGCTTCTTTTGGTGATAGGAAAAAAGCCACAATATCTGAATCATTAATTGTAGGATAAAAAGCCTTTAATTGTGCTTTTATTGCTGGATTAGTATTAGCCAAACGATTAACGGCTATACCAACACGCTTACCTAATTCAATATTAGATATATCATTACCAATTAAAGTAGAAAACTGTGCTCGTGTTGCTAATCTTTGTTGACCAAATTGTCTTAAAGTTTCTGAGTAATCTTTTTCTTGGGCTAAATATTCTGCTTCAGATAAAGCATTTAGTCCAGCAGCCCTACGAGTTTCATTACCAGCAAATCTAGTTTTATATGATGGTAAATTACGTAGTTCAATTACTAATTGATTAGCACCCATTCTAGGGTCTAATAAACCAGTCTTAACATAATTTAATATTTCAGTTAACTCTGTTTGATTAAATCCGTAACTACGCATAGTCTGTTCTACAAGAGCAAAAGCGTCCCGCTTTTCTTGAGATACATTATCAGCACCACCAACGGTAGTACCACCAGTAGTAGTACCTACAAATTTACCAGAAGCATCATACTGTCCGCCTGCAACTGGTTTACCATTAGCATCATAACCACCTGTAATTCCACCTGCAATTGAAGCATCAAATAAAGTGCCCCATTCAGAAGCAAGTCTTGCCCTAGTTGCTTCTGGAATTCCACCTGCCGCTATGGCTTCATCATATGCTTTTTGTTGTAGAATACGAGCCATTGCAGATGTGTTAGTTGTTCCATCTGGATTTCTTACTTGTTTTTGTTCAGCAGCAGTTAATTGTCTAACTAAAGGTGTATCATTAAAATAACCCTGTGCATTAATACCACCACGAGAAGCAATATATTCTTTAGTCATACCAGTTGCTCTGGCTTCTGCTTCTTTAGCAGCATTACGCTCAGTACCAGTAATTGTTAAACCAGATGAAGGTGACACCATACCGATAGTAGTAGCAGCAGGTGGTTTACCTGTTGTTGGGTCTACACCAGTATAAGTCTTTCCGTCAATAGTTACAGTTTTAGTTTGCGCTCCGTATTGGTCTGCAGCAGAACCAGTAACAGTTGATGGAGTTGCAGCACTTGCTTGACCAAATGGTGTTCCACCTAAAACTGGATTTTGTGCAGTTAACGGTGGTAAACCCATCATTGCCCGAATCTTATCGCGTTCGTCAGCCATTAATTAAACTCCAAATCCTGATGCTCTGGCAAAACCAATTGCTGCTTCTTTTGCTTTAGTTTGCATTGCAAGTGTCTTTTCTGCGTTTGGATGGAAGATTGCATAGTTATAAATATCAGCAGTAGTTGGAGGTAAAGCCTTACCCACCATACCATCTGGTCTTAAGAATCTATCAACCTCTGGATTATCTAAAGTAAAAATGCTTGGGTCCATTTCCCAAGTTCTAGCCAATATAGCAATTCCAGGATTTGCAATATCCGCCATAGTTAAATCAGGGTTTGCTGCAAGACGTGGAGCATAGGCTGGATAATATTTTTGTGCTTGAGCATTTAATTCTAACTTAAGTTTTTCTGGAGATAATGCACCAGAGGCTAAATCTATACCAAGTTTTACAATTTCTTGATTGGTTACACTAGTTGCGCCATAAGACTTAAGAAGTGTTTTAACGTTGTTAATTGTTTTAATTGCAGAACTAGGTAGGTCATCAGCCTTACCAAGTACTGCTTTTGACCATACATAAGATTCAGTAAAAGCCTTAGCATCAAATAGTGATGGAGTAGTTACCTGCTCGATACCACCATCTTTAGCCTTACGGGTAACAGTCCTA